TTACAACAATTAATAACGCAAACTGGCGATCTTGAAGCATCGCAAGGTTTATTAACAGTTGCATTAGATACTAGTGCTGGTACAGGTAAAGATTTAAGTACAGTTTTAGATGCTATCACAAAAGCCGCTATTGGAAACTATGGATCAATTTCAAAATTAGGTATTGGTGTTAGTGCTACTGAAGCCAAAACATTAGGTTTTGCCGGCAGTATGCAATTATTACAAAAATATACCGGATCAGCCGAAGCCGCAACGTTAACACTTGATGGCCAAATGCAGGCACTTAAAATTAGTGCCGGTGAAGCCACTGAAACAATAGGCGAGGGCATGCTAACTGCTTTTGCAATTATTTCAGGCGGTCAGCCACTAGTAAAAGATTTAGGCACTGGGTTAGAAGTAGCCGCCAAACAATTCAGTAATATTTTTGTAGGTGTTGCAGCAACATTACAAAAAGAGGGTTTAGGTTTTTACTTCAGTGCATTAGAAGCGTTTGCGCAAGGTTTTGTGGGCGAAACCGGACAGTTAAGAGATTTTGAAAAAGCGGGAATGAAAGCGTTAAGCACAGAAAAACAAACTGCTAATGAAAGAGAAGGCAGATTGAAAGACACTCAAAAATCATTAACATTTGATCAAATTATTGCGCGAATACAAAAAAATATACTAGCAACTCAAAAATTAAGCACTAAAGAAAAAGAAAAGCAAAATGCTTTAGACAAAAAGAAAACAGATTTAATGGCTATGTTTGATCTTGATGCAATCAATTTACAGGTTGCTTTAAGCCGTAAGTTATCTGCCGAAGATGAAGCGCGTGTAAAAATATTACAAAAACTTAAAGAAGGCACAGAAGCCGCAGTTAATGAAGCACAAAGATACGCTGATGTATTAAAGATAATTGAAGATGGCAAAATTACAACAGGCGAAATAGATGAATTGGCTAAAAAGTGGGGTATGACTAATTTAGGCGTTGAAATGTACATATTACAATTGTTTGCCGCCAATGAAGAAATAAGAAAAATGTTGGCATTGTTAAATCAAGTTAAACCACCTGCAACACAACCGCCGCCAGGAGATAGACCAATTTATGATTTATCTCCATCTAATATTCTTGAAAAATCATCATTGGCTAGTGCCAATCGGGAATATTTTGAAAAACAAGTATTTCCAGCCATTGAAACAGGTATTGCTAGTGGCAATGTTTTACAAGATTATGTTAAAGCGGTTAATCAGGCTATGGGTACAAGAAATGCGGCAGTACCTTTTGCTGAAGGCGGTGTTGTTACTCAGCCAACTTATGCTTTGATTGGAGAGGCCGGTGCTGAAGCAGTGATCCCATTAGACAAAATGGGCGGATTTGGTACTACCGTTAATGTAAATGTTGCAGGCAGTGTTATATCAGAAGGTGAATTGCAATCTGTAATTCAAGATGCTTTGTACAATTTAAACAGAGCAGGCGCGGTAACTCAATTAACTAATTTAGGTAGATAATGCCAGCCGCAACATTCCGGGCAGAAATTGATTTCAGCGGCGGTGCTTCATTTGATCCCAGCCTTGTATTGGATGATGCGGCAACACCATTAGATTTTTCTGTTTTAGGAACAGCCGCCGCAGATGTAGTTGATATTACAAATTTTGTTACTCAATGTTATATCAGGCGTGCCTTTAATAGATCATCGGATTCTTTTACCGGCGGTACAGCGCGTATAGTTTTTGTTGATGAAACAGGTGAATTTAACCCAGCCAATACTGGATCAAGTTTATATGGCAAGATAAAACCAATGCGTAAGATTCGCTTTACGGCAGAATATTTAGGCGTAACATATAACTTAGGTTCTTTTTATGTACAGGAATGGAATTACCAAAGCCCCACCGGGTTTGATCCAGCCTATGTGACTTTAGCCTGTGTAGATGGATTCCAGTTATTAAACCTGACAACCATTACTTCAGTTAGCGGTGGCACAGCCGGACAAACCACTGCTCAAAGAATTTCAAGCCTGTTGGATGCCGGAGAATGGCCAGGTGGTATGCGTGATATATCCACTACCGCAACTACCACTGTGCAAGTAGATGATGGATCATCAAGGTCATTATTGGCGGCCTGCCAGGTTGTAGAGGGTACAGACCTGGGTGCTTTCTATATGGATGAACGCGGATATGCAACATTTTTATCTCGCAATGACATAATAGTTGCTTCGGGTGATACTGCTACTGTTTTTAGTGATGTACCCGGATCAGGCGATGTGACATACCAGGCGGTTGAGTTTGATATTTCTGATTATCAAATGATTAATAAAGTAACTGTAACACCAACTGGGTTGAGTGGTCAGACCGCAAGCGATTCTGCAAGTATTGAGGATTATTTCCAGCATAGCCGGGTTAGGGGCGGCATTATGCAAACAACAGCCGATGCGTTAAATCAAGCACAAATGATTATTGCTTCCCGAAAAGAACAGGGCGTAAATATACAATTAAATTCTTTAACTGTTGATGCCTTTGGTGAGGATGACCCTGACCGCGTAGTTGCGGCATTGAGTTTAGATATGTTTGACCCAATAGAGGTTACTCAAACCCTGCCGGCGGGGAATGTGGTTACAGATAGCGTTATTGCAGGCCTTACCTATCAAATAACCCCCAAATCTTTTCAAGTGACATTTACATGCGCCCAGCCTTTTGCCGTAGGATTTTTGCTATCATCAGATGTGGATGGCCGACTTGATGAAGATTCTTTGGCCTATTAGGGAGTATGGATAGATGGCAACTTTTTCAGTTGGTCAGGTTTTAACGGCGGCTCAGATGAACTCAATTGCTAATCTGACTGTTAGAGCAGTTACGGCCACATCAGACACATTGGTGGTTACTGATGCAGATAATAAACTTATTACATACTCAAACACTGGTACAACCACAATTACGATACCGCCATTTGATTCAGTGGCTATAACTACCGGTTCAATAATAAATGTAATTAAAATTGGTTCAGGTGGTACGGTATCTATTGTGCAAGGATCAGGTGTAACTTTGGCATCAACCGGCACGGTGTCCACTAATCCAACAATAACTAAAACTTTTGGCGCGGTATCTTGTATAAAAGTTAGTACAGATAGTTGGTATGTTGTAGGTAGGGTTGCCGAATAATAAATGAATATTTTGGGAATATTAACGCAACCATCTGCACCCCCTGTAGCACTAAATGTTGAGTATTTAGTCATAGCGGGTGGTGGTGGTGGTGGTGCATATATTGGTGGCGGTGGTGGCGGTGGTGGTTTTCTTACCGGCACGCTAACTGAATTATTAACGGCTACTAATTATACTTGCACAGTTGGTGCTGGTGGCACTGCGGGTATTACTCCAACTACAGCACCTGGTAATGGTGGCAATAGCGTATTTTCAACTATTACTAGTGATGGTGGCGGTGCTGGTGGTTATTTCACTGGTGCAGTTTGGACTGCTGGTGTTGGCGGCGGATCTGGCGGTGGTGGCGGTATTGGTTCTGCCGCAGGTGGTACAGCCACTTCTGGTCAAGGAAATAATGGTGGTGCTGGTGGTGCTAATACAGGCAGTACAAGTGCCGGCGGTGGTGGTGGTGGTGCGGGTGTAGCAGGTACTACTGGTGGTGCTAGCGCACCTGGTAATGGTGGCAATGGTTTAGCAAGTTCAATTACAGGTACATCTGTTACTTACGCAGGTGGCGGCGGTGGTGGTGGTCATGAATTTACAACACCAACTGCAACTGGCGGCACAGGTGGCGGTGGTTATGGTCGTAACACTAATAACGCAGAAGTTGGGGGAAATGGCACAGTTAATTTAGGTGGTGGTGGTGGTTCTTCAGGTGTGAATTTAAGTGGTGGCAGTGGCGGCTCAGGTGTTTTAATTCTCAAATACCCCGACATATATACTGCAACCTTTAGTGGTGGTGTTACACAATCAACACCTGCACCCGCAGGTGGATTTAAAATTACAACAATTACAGCAGCAGGTGTATCAGACACAGTAAGTTGGTCATAATGGCACATTACGCATATTTGAATAATAACAATATTGTTGTAGCAGTCATAGTGGGTAAAGATGAAACTGAACTTATTGATGGATTAGATACTGAAACTTATTATGCATTGAATACGCCTTACACAGTAAAGCGCACCTCATATAATGGCAACATACGCAAAAATTACGCTGGCATTGGTTTTACTTATGATGCACAGCGAGATGCTTTTATAGCACCTAAACCTTTTAATTCTTGGGTACTGAATGAAAATACTTGCCGATGGCAAGCACCAACACCAAGACCCATAAATGACCTCTATTATGTTTGGGATGAAGAAAATTTAATGTGGCAACAATTAGAGAATTAACAAGCCCTAATGGTTGGCCGGCTAGCGAGGATCGCAAGACGCTAGGCATTGAATCTTTCCATGTGCCGGGAACAAAAATAAAGTTTGCCTGTTGTAAAGCCGTTGCGCCATTGCTTATTAATTTTGCCAAAGAATTTCATGAATTAGTTGAACCCATTGACCAAGGCCAATTAGATGATTGGGGTTATGCCTTCCGCATGACCAGGGGATCAGAGCGTGTATTAAGCAATCATTCATCTGGTACGGCCATAGATTTAAATGCAATTAAGCATCCTTTGGGCAAGTCAAATACATTTAATAAGGATCAGCGTAATACAATTAACCTACTAATAACTAAATATGGGTTGAATTGGGGCGGCAATTACAAAAAGCGTAAAGATGAAATGCATTTTGAAATAGCATTAACTAGGCATGAAGTACAACAAAAAATTAAACAGTTAGGATTAAAATGAAATTAGATAAAAAGAAAAAAGAAATTGTTAAGTCATATTTAAGAAGCGTTGCAGTTGCAACTGTTACAACAGCATTAGCGTTAGTTGCAGATGTAAGGCCTGAGTTAGCAATTTTAGCGGGTGCAATAGTTGCACCTTTAATCCGCTATCTTGATCCTAAAAATGATCAATTTGGTGTTAATAGTTAATGAGCGTGAATGATTGGGCGGCCTTAGCAGTATCTACGGTCACCATTTTGGGCGCACTGGTAGCAACTGTTAGGTGGCTAGTAAAGCATTATTTAAGTGAGTTGAAACCTGACAATAATGGCCGCCATAATTTAGAAGGCAGGGTTGCGCGTATAGAAGAAAAGATAGACACGCTTTACCAAATACTCATATCTAAGAAATAAGTCAGCCCAATCCCCTACCCTATGGCCATGAAGATGTGTGTGGTTGTACCAAGTAGGGGTAGGCCTGAAAATGCAGATCGCCTGGCCAAAGCCTTTATTGATACTAATGCTGATGCTGATCTTTATATTGTTGTAGATAATGATGATCCCAAATGGAACGAGTATGCAAAAAATGAATCTTATACAATGTTGCCGGCAGATAATAAAACAGGTGGTTGT